GCTGGCTGGCAATGATAAGGATGCTCAAAAAGCAGCCTTACAAGCGGCTAATAAAGGATGGGACAAACCACCAACACCAATACAAAAAAATGAAACAACCAGCTCATCTTCCTTCTCTCCAGCACCTGGCTTTTCTCCAACAGTCACGAATTCGTGGGGATCACAACCAATGGGCGGCGGAGCTAGCTTTGGAAGCGTATCTCAACCCCAAGTCGTCACAGGTTTCGGAGGCAAGCCAGCCCCAGCTCCAGCCCCTCAGCCCGAGCTCTGAATGAACTTCATAAAAAGCCTACTATCTGACGGTATCAACGGTACCGTCTCTAGCAAAAGAGTTGTTACACTATTAGCATTTGCAATGTGTGCATATGGTTTTGTTGCTATGGTATACGGTTACTCAATAGATTCAAAGATATTTGATTCAATGATGTATATCGTGGTAGCAGGTTTAGGTTTCACAGCATCAGAAAAATTCACTAAGAAGGAATAAAAATGAAGAATTTATTTTGGACAATGTGTGTAGTTGCAGGTGTTTCATTCCTATCATGGAATAACCCAGCCTACGCAGAAGCAGAAAAAACAAAAGTATGTGTAGATGTGAAAGATAAAGAAGGCAAGCCTGTTAAGGATGCCAAAGGTAACGTAAAGCAAACTTGTAAAGAAATGAAAGTCCACAAGAAGCTTGAAGGTACCGAAGTTCCTGTAAAGAAATGAGTTCGGAAATGGAATTATTCGACTCCACTTCAAGGATAGCTGTTTTGGAAAATCAATTAAGTAATCTCGGATCAGAGCTTAAAGAGTTTAGACAAGATTCAAAAGAACAACACAAAGCTATGATGCAAAAAATTGAGGATATTGATGATCGTCTAACAGCTATTGAAAAGTGGCGTTGGATGATTATTGGTGGATCTGCTGTTATTGGATTCTTGGCATCACATCTTCTTAAGTTGACATAACCAATACTTTCTAGTATAGTCCACTATCGTTAGTGGGGGATACTATATTATGAATTGGATTGATCTGAAATATATCGGCGCTTTGGCGCCGAGATTGTCTATGTTTGCGAAGAAAGATAACGACGTATGGAACATGCGTTGTCCTATTTGCGGCGACTCCCGTAAAAGCAAAACAAAAGCACGTGGCTACATTCTTGGTAGCTCAGGTGGCTATGTCTATACGTGTCATAACTGTAATGTTAGTATGCCATTTGGTAGGTTTCTCGAGACCATTGATCCTTCTGCATACCAAGACTACCTCCGTGAAAGGTATGTCGAAAAGGCAAAGACGTACGACACAGACCGTATTGTTCAGCCACCTGCTGATATATCAAAGTTCATTACTCCCAAATTCATTAAGTACACTGCTCTCAGTGGATTGAAAAAGATATCGCAGCTTGAAATAGGGCATCCTGCTCGTAAATATATTATCAAAAGACAAATACCAAACAAGTATCATGCAAAGCTATTCTTTGCACCAAAGTTTAAGGCCTGGACAAACACTCTAAAACCGGATAAGTTTGATCTCACAAAGAGAGATGAACCAAGACTTGTGATCCCGTTCGTCGATCAAAAAGGCAATTTATTCGGGTTTCAAGGGCGTGCATTCTTCGATGTTGAGCCAAGATACATCACAATCATATTGGACGAGGAAAAGCCGCGTGTATACGGGCTAGACGCGGTTAATTTAAACGAGCGAGTGTATGTGACAGAGGGACCAATAGATTCAATGTTCTTGCATAACTGCCTTGCAATGGGTGGTGCTCATTTGGATAAGACCGCTACACAGATTGGTCTCAAACCTGATAACACTACTATTGTGTATGACAATGAGCCGAGAAATAAAGATATTGTTAACGCTATTGAAAAAGTGATAGATTTGGGGTATGATGTCTGTATATGGCCTCAGAGTATGCAATACAAAGATATCAATGACATGGTTCTTGCTGGGATGACCCCACATAACATTCAACAGCTAATAGATCAGCATACATATAGGGACCTTTTGGCAAAAATGATGTTAACACAATGGAAAAAAATATGAGAACATTTTTAAGTGAATTTTATGGTAGGGACAATGGTAGGCGCGCCCGTGTAATATCAACATGGAGTGGGTTAGAAGTTGAGTTTTATGAGAATGATGAGAGAAAAGAGTTGCGGATGCTAAATGAACATAATTTACAGTATGCAGAAGATACCTGTGAAAATTGGGTTGAAGGGATTATTAAATGAAGGTTAAGTTAATTAGTTTTTCAAAACCAAGTAGGGAAATATATGAACAAGGTCTCTATGACGTCCAGGAACTTATCGCGTTCTGTGCAAGAGTATCAAATCCAGCAAACCAACTTAATGCTGGCACGTCGGAAAAACTTATTAAGTACCTCGTTAAGAATCAGCACTGGAGCCCGCTTGAGATGGTCTCAGCATGTGTCGAAATTGAAACAACAAGAGATATTGCAAGACAAATACTTAGACACCGTAGCTTCTCATTCCAGGAATTTAGCCAACGATACGCTGATCCAACGAAGGATTTCGAATTTGTATACAGAGACGCTCGCTTACAGGATCCGTCTAATCGACAAAACAGCATAAAAAATGACAATCTTGCTGTTCAGGCATGGTGGCAAGAGCGGCAAAAGCGTGTAATTGAAGAAGCAAAAGAGGCGTATGAATGGGCAATCTCCTACGGAATTGCCAAGGAGCAAGCGCGTGCTGTACTACCAGAAGGGTTGACAGTTTCACGCCTTTATATGAACGGAACCTTGCGTTCATGGATCCACTATATACAACTCCGATCGGCAAATGGCACACAACAAGAACACATCGACATCGCTAAATTATGCGCCACGGTAATCACTGAAATATTTCCCCTTACAGCAACATTCGTCTCAGAATAAAAAAATAATAGTTGGAGTTAATCAATGTCAGACACATATCTTGACATCGAGGTAGATTATTCACGTGATAATCTATTCGATATCTTAGGAATCAAGCGACTGCAAGAGTCGTACATGAAGGAAGAAGAGACGAGCCCTCAGCAACGATTCGCTTTTGTATCAAAACAATTTGGGAGTAATCCAAAACATGCGCAGAGGCTTTACGAATACTCTAGTAAACATTGGTTATCTTATTCTACCCCCATTCTTTCTTTTGGTCGCAGCGCCCGTGGTCTTCCTATTTCTTGTTTTCTTCCATATCTACATGACAGTAGCGCAGGGCTGGTCGACACTTTATCGGAAGTTAATTGGCTGAGTATGCTTGGCGGAGGAGTTGGTCTTGGTGTTGGGATTCGTTCTGCTGATGATAAATCTGTTGGCGTTATGCCTCATTTGCGCACTTATGATGCATCGTCACTCGCTTACCGCCAAGGGCGGACTCGCCGCGGTAGTTATGCTGCTTACTTGGATATCTCTCATCCCGATATTCACATTTTTCTTGAAATGAGAAAGCCTACTGGCGATCCCAATATGAGAGCAATGAACCTCCATCACGGAATTAATATTCCCGATTCGTTTATGCAAATCATTGAAAACTGTATGAGGGATCCTAGTGCTAACGATGATTGGGAATTGAAAGATCCTCATAACGGTGAGGTACGCGAAGTTGTATCAGCAAGGTTACTGTGGCAACAGATCCTTGATCTTAGAATGCACACCGGCGAGCCATATTTGCATTTCATTGATACGAGTAACCGCATGATGCCTCAATTCCAAAAGGACTTGGGACTGAGTATTAAGCAAAGTAATCTGTGCAGTGAGATTATTCTTCCTACCGACAAAGACCGTACAGCCGTTTGCTGTCTTTCTTCATTGAACCTGGAGTACTATGATGAGTGGAAAGAGGATCCTATTTTCCTTCGTGATGTTGCTGAAATGCTTGACAATGTTCTTCAGTATTTTATTGATAATGCACCTTCCGCCATTGAACGTGCAAGGTTTTCTGCCGAGCGTGAGCGCAGCATTGGTGTCGGTGCTTTGGGTTTCCATGCTTATCTACAGCAGCAAAATGTTCCATTTGAAGGAGTGATTGCTAAGTCACTCAATAACCAAATTTTCTCACACATAAAGGAAAAGCTCGATGAAGCTAATCTCGCCCTTGGCGCTGCTCGAGGAGAAGCTCTCGATGCACGTGGAACTGGTAGAAGGTTCAGCCACGTTATGGCTATTGCTCCTAATGCCTCTTCTTCAATTATTATGGGTAACACTAGTCCTAGCATTGAGCCTTACCGCGCTAATGCCTATCGTCAAGACACTCTTTCAGGCGCTCATTTAAATAAGAATAAGTGGCTAGATAGGGTCATTGAAAAACACCTGGCGGGTGATGGTGAAACAATATCAACAAATGATTATAATGACATTTGGTCAAGTATTATCTCAAATGATGGTTCAGTTCAACACCTTGATTGGATGGATGATTGGACAAAGGATGTGTTTAAAACATCTATGGAGATTGATCAGCGCTGGATCATTGAACATGCAGCTGATCGTCAGAAGTATATCGATCAAGCTCAATCACTAAATGTATTCTTCCGTCCCGATAGCAATGTTAAGTACATTCATGCTGTGCACTTTCTTGCATGGAAGTTGGGATTGAAAACTCTATACTATTGCCGTTCAGAGAAACTTGCTAAAGCAGACAAGGTGTCAAGAAAGATTGAACGAATCGTCATGCAAGAGATTGATCTCAAAGCTGTTGCTGATGGTGATGTATGTTTAGCTTGTGAGGGATAAGTGTTCACTCTTATTACGACATATTATAACAATTCTCACTATCTCGAAAAGTTTATTGAAAGACATGGCACTGCTGAGGATTACAATATTATTATTGTAGATGATTGTTCTCAAGAGTGCCCTGCATTTGATATTTTAAAAAATGCCAATGTGACAAATATGAAACTCTTTCGAGTTTTAGATAGTCTAGGATTTAACTCACACGGTTGTCGTAATTTAGCAATGCAACGGACCACCACAGAATGGAATATGCTTTGTGATATAGATTATGATATAGTAGGTGCAAACGTCATTAACGATACTATACACGAGTTGGATCCTTCCTTGCCATGCTTCTTACCTGTTGTTACATTTGAAACAAAACAAAAAGATCGACAGAGTATAAATGACTTTATTGTAACTAAGGATACATATTGGAAAGCAGGTGGATATGATACAGAATTTACTGGCATGCATTTTGGTGATCGAGTTTTTATTTCTAGAATGATGCGTGGAGCTGCTGATCAAGTACTAATTGATGATTGCTGGCTTATTGAAATGGAGAGTCAACTAGCTAGTCGTATAGAAATAGAATCAAATGAGTTAATTGAACGATTTGATAAAAAAGAAGGAAAAATGTTTTTCAGCACTGCAATGAAAAGACTTGTTGATGAAACAGCATATCTCGTTCATTCACGGTGGAAACATGAAATAATGTGTGATCCAGTACCTTTCAGATGGGAACAACAAATATGAGATTACTAAAATTTGAAGCGCCGTGGTGTACGAAATGTCATCAAGTAACAAAAGTATTAAATGAAATAGAATTGCCATTTCCCGTTGAAGTGATTGATATAGACAAAGCGGATAAAGGAATTCTTCTTGAGTATGGCGTCAGAGGAATTCCTCATATGATCCTACTTGATGAACATAACAACATTGTTAACCGTATCGGTGGTGTACTAACAAAACAACAATTGACTGAAGCCTTCAATATGAAAGGGTAGGCAATTGTCAATAACTATTGCCCTTTTCATACACCAGCCAAAGTGTTCTATACAATCAGGTAATGGTATTATGAATGCTTTGAACAAGCATTACAATTTTAAGGTATTTACGAAACATGAACTTGAGGATGATTTTTTTAACGATGTTGATGCTGTGTGCTTCCCTGGCGGTATTGGCGACGCTGACTCTTTCGATTATCTTCTCCAAAGCAACAGCAGAGTTGTCAGGGATTTCGTACAACGAGGCGGCAAGTACCTGGGCGTTTGTATGGGAGCTTATTGGGCGGGTAAAGGATACTTTGACCTCTTGAAGGATGTTGAGCCTCAACAATATATCAAACGACCCAACACCGACACTCGTCGTCCTCATGCAAAGAACATGAGTGTAACATGGAAAGGCAAACAACAGAAAATGTTTTTCTATGACGGCTGCGCACTGATTGGTAATGAAAAAAAGTTTGAAACAATAGCAAGATATTCAAACGGTGACCCAATGGCTATCATTCAAGATAATGTGGGATTGATTGGCTGTCATCCAGAAAGCGAACCTCACTGGTATAAGAGCTATAGCTGGATGAGAGGTCTTTGGCATGATGGTAAGCATCATAAACAACTACTAGAATTTGTAGACGAATTAATGGAACGGAAATGAACGCAACAAGAAAAAAACTAAAACTGACAGACGAACGTAGCTCGTTTAAACCTTTTAACTATCCTTGGGCATACGATGCTTGGTTAAAACATGAACAGAGTCACTGGCTTCATACAGAAGTCCCTATGCTAGAGGATGTTAAGGATTGGAAGAACAAATTAAACGAACAGGAAAAGCATTTCCTAACAAACATCTTTCGTTTCTTTACACAAGGCGATGTTGACGTTGCAGGTGGGTATGTAAAGAACTACCTGCCATACTTTCCTCAACCAGAAGTAAGAATGATGTTAACTGGGTTTGCTGCGAGAGAAGCATTACACGTTGCTGCTTACAGTCACTTGATTGAAACATTGGGAATGCCTGAATCAACATACAATGACTTTCTCGAATACGAAGAAATGAGAGACAAGCACGACTACTTCCTCTCCATAGCCGGACAGGATGCAACAACGATTGCACAACAGATTGCTGCATTCAGTGCGTTCACAGAAGGTATGCAATTGTTCTCATCCTTTATCATGCTACTCAACTTCCCACGACACGGTAAGATGAAAGGGATGGGGCAAATTGTTACTTGGTCTATCGTTGATGAGACTATGCATGCAGAAGGAATGATCAAGCTATTCCGTACGTTTATTGAAGAGAATCGTGATATATGGAACGATCAACTTAAGGGTGAGATCTATAGTATTGCAGAGAAGATGGTTAAACTCGAAGATCGCTTTATTGATCTTGCGTTCTCGTTGGGTGAGATGGAAGACTTGACAAGTGATGATGTAAAGAAATATATTCGGTACATTTGTGATCGTCGTCTAATATCGTTAGGGTTGAAAGGCATCTTCAAAGTGAAAAAGAATCCATTACTTTGGGTTGAAGAGATGATCAACGCTCCTACACATACAAACTTCTTTGAGAACAGAGCTACAGATTATGCAAAAGGTGCGACCACGGGGTCTTGGGAGGATGTATGGGCGAAGGCAGCTTAACACTTGAAGATGGGATCGTTTTCGATTTTGATTACCACTTCCCCAAACACTTAAAGACAGTTGCTCTTTCGATGTCGGCTGGCGTGGAGTCGACTCTTCTCTGTCATTTGTTGGTACAGCGATATGGTGCTGAGAATGTATATGTGTTCTCTGGAGCGTTTAAGGGTAGAAGATGGTGGGAGGCAGCCAATGCTCAGAAGATATCGAGTATGTTAGGTGTTACTAAGTTTCACGCTATTTCCCAAACATCAGAGTTCATGTCACCACAAGATAATTGGAAGATGTATGTTCAAACAAAACGTGATTACAATTATGATGGTTGGTTCAATGGAACAAACGCAAAGCTCTTCACACCTAGCAATGTCACTTCTGCTAGTGTAGTGAACAATCTATACAAACAAAATCATTTTTTGCCGTTCGTCTTCTTAAAAAAATACCACACTGTTGGAATGTATTATAAACTTGGGATTGAGGATCTTTTATATAAAAGCCATTCGTGTACGACACGATCGGATATACACTGCGGTGAATGTCCATGTTGTTTTGAGCGTGTCAGGGGGTTTGCTTCACTTGGAGAGAAAGATCAAGCTACATACAGTATTGGATGGGATCAAATTGTTGATCAGTGCTACCATTCGGACCGTTATTTAGTAAATCAATAGGAGGCATCATGCTCGAGCAAGAAAGAGAACCCGTAATTTGTTACGAATGCGATACTGAATTCGTTGTACACACACCATATGAAGACGATCAAGATATATCGTTCTGTCCTTTCTGTGGATGTGAAACAGAAGGAGATGAGATTGACTCGTTCGAAGATCCTGATGATGACGAGACGACAGATAAATTTTGATGCAATGGATTTATCGCGGGCTACCCTTTGAGGAACCTGAGCCAGCTCATTATGGTTTTGTTTATAAAATAACAAACACTATTACCTTTAAACAGTATATTGGTAAGAAGTTATTTTGGTTTAAAAAAACAAAGATTCTTAAGGGTAAGAAAAAACGGTACCTTGCACCCTCCGATTGGAAAACTTATTATGGTAGTTCAAAGACTCTTCTTGAAGACATAGAGAAGAGTGGTGTTGACTTTTTCCAAAGAGAGATTATAATGCTTTGTAAGAATAAAGGAGAGTGCTCTTACTATGAAGCAAAAGCCCAGTTTGATCATTCTGTTTTATTGAATCCTGACACATACTACAACGACTGGATTATTTGTCGTGTCCATAGAAAACATATAGCATGAATACTCATCGAAACAAATTTCAAGTAAAACCAGGTTTTACATTGTACAACCGTCTTAACAACGAACAGGTTACTGGATCACTCATTAACGAAGATGAAATTGAAGGTAAAAAGTTTTATGTTATGCAAGTTGGTCAACGAACATTGAAACTTGCAAAAGATGCATACTCACCTAAAAGAATGTTCTTAACCCGTTGACATTACATTGTTAACAGGTTATGATTGGCCTATTCGTTCAACGAATATTTTGTTATTTTTTATAAAGGAAACTGAGATGACTCAAAAATCTAAACTACGTCAAGCGTTTTTCAATGGTGCTGAGCTGACCAGCAAACAAATCCGTGCGCAATTCAAGATTGCTTCACCTACCAAGGTTGTTAGCATGTTGCGTTTGGAAGACGGCCTGCCAATCTACGCTAACAAGCGTGTTGATACCAAAGGTCGTGAGACAATTAAGTTCCGTTTGGGAACACCTAGCCGCAAAGTTATTGCTGCTGGTTACCGTGCAATGGCATTGGGCATTGTCTGATCATTAATAATGTAAGACAATAAAGGGGCTTCGTGCCCCTTTTTCAATTGGAGAATCAATATATGAATCACACAGAGTTTAAACAAAAAGCTACATACTACAATACATGGACAGAAACAGAGCGGCTTGCTTTTCGGAATTGGTTACCGAGTATGTTGCGAATGGGTCCTGTGACAGTAACGTTTTTAAAAGTCGATGGTGATGAAGAGCGAGTAATCAGATGTACACTTGAAGAGGGTGTTGCAATTCCTCACCAGAAGACCACTGACCGTGTAAAGAAACCTAGTGATGAAGTTTGTCCTGTGTGGGATTTGGAAAAGAATCAATGGCGTTCGTTTCGCTTTGATTCGATTGTAAAAATAGAATTTGATTTTGGAGTGAATGATGATTAAAGAAGGTCATGGATATAGTATTCAAGGTGGTAAGCTTAAGCAAGGGTTCACGTGTTCAGCATTTGACTTGCTGCACGCTGGTCATATCCTAATGCTTGAAGAAGCAAGGTCTCAATGTGATTACTTGATTGTTGGTTTACAAAATGATCCATCAGTTGATCGTGTTGAAAAGAACACACCAATCCAATCACTTGTCGAGCGTTACTTGCAACTGAAAGCTCTAAAGAATGTTAATGAGATCATTGTTTACAACACAGAAAAAGATCTCGAAGACTTGTTGTTGATTCTTCCAATCAAAATACGTTTTGTTGGTGAAGAGTATAAGGACAAAGACTTGACTGGTCGTGAGACTTGCAACAAACGAGGTATTGAGATCTACTATAACAAACGTGAGCATACGTTTAGTACAACAGAGCTTCGTGCCAGAATTGCTCGCAAAGAAATACAAAAGACCTCTTATAGTATCAATGTCGATCCAAGTCGTGTGGGTACAGTCAAATGGACTGAGCCATGAATGTAGCGGTAACAGGTTCTCATGGATACATCGGCTCTGTCTTGCGTAAGATGTTGACAGAGCAAGGTCACCAAGTATATTGTTGTGATCAGAAACTGAAGACTAATAAACTAACAGCCAGTCAGAAAAAATATTGGCATGGTTTATCTCATGGTTCTTTTGATGATTGGTATTTTATCAATCGAATAGTAGAGTCTGATTGCAAGGTTGTTTTTCATCTTGCTGCTAGTAGTTTGCTTGGACCCAGTGCTAAAGATCCCCTATCTTACTACTACAATAATACAGCTCGAACAACCAACTTCCTTCAACGTCTCGACTCAACAGGTTGGACTGGTCATGTTATATTCTCAAGTACAGCTGCTACATACGGTGCTCAAGATGAACCAGTTACTGAAGATTCACCAAAGCAACCATGTAACCACTATGGGCACAGTAAATTAAATTGTGAACAAGTTTTAGAAAATATGCATCTATACGGAACAAGAGTTACAACGTTCCGCTATTTCAATGTTGTTGGTGCTTATGATGATGTTGGTCAAGAGTATGGTGAACCTCACTTGCTTACGCGTGTATGTAATGCAGCAATAGGTAGAGTACCACTGACGGTATATGGCAATGACTATGATACAAGAGATGGAACGTGTATTAGAGACTATGTCCACGTGAAAGATGTATGTCAGGCTCAAATCCATGCCATGGGTATAGACCAGATTAACAAACAAGGAGCCGATGTGTTTAACTTAGGAACACATGAAGGAACAAGTGTGTTAGAAATGGTTCAACAGTTTCAAGACGTGACAGGGGTCAAGTTTGACTATACGATGGGAGCTAAAAGAGAAGGTGATCCAGCTTTTCTCGTAGCCAATCCACAAAAATTCATTGACACCGGATTCAAATATCAGTATAGTAATAAGGAAGAAATTATTACATCGGCATGGAATTATTTTAATAGGAGTGAGTAATGGGATTTGACGTTAATGAGATATCAACCAATTCAAAAGGTGGCACAGAGCTAATGAGAATGGGATTGGAAGAGAGACTTCCCGCTGAACTGCTAGAGGACTTCCAGATCATCTGTTCAAGGGTCAGGAAGCTTGAAGATGATAAAATTCGCGTGTACTGGTTACACGATCTTCCTGAAGATCCTGAAACAAACCATTTGAAGGATTCTAGTAGTCGTGATCGATTTCATAAATTAGTATTCTGTGGTAATTGGCAGTATACGAGGTATCGCGATTACTTGAATGTACCTCATGATGATTCTTCTATTGTACTAGAGACGGCAATAGATCCGATTATTTTCGAACCTAAACCAAAGGATGAGGTGCGTCTCGTATACACATCAACACCTCAGCGCGGTTTAGAATTACTGGTACCCGTATTCATTGAGTTGTGTAAAAAGCATGACAACATTGTTCTCGATGTGTTCTCTAGTTTCAATATTTACGGTTGGGCTGAGTCAGATAAGCCTTTTGAGAAGTTGTTTGAAACGTGTCGTGATCATCCTAAGATCAACTATCACGGAACACAACCGAACGACGTTGTGCGCGAGACATTGAAAAAGGCACATATCCTTGCATATCCATCAATATGGATGGAATGTAATAGTCGTAGTGTCATTGAAGGCATGAGTGCTGGCATGTTATGTGTGCATCCCAACTTAGCCGGTCTACCAGATACTTCAGGTGGAATGAACTTTATGTATC